CTGTCCGCCACATACACCGCCGCCGGTCAGAGCGACACGGGGGGCTACCACGTCCGCGTGGTCCACCAGAACACCGGTACCGACGGCAACAACGCGATGGGCGGCACCGCGACCAACGTGGACACGACGGGTCTCGACGGTGGCGAGGCGGCAACCTCGCCTTCGGCGATCGGTACGGCATTCACTCTCAATGCCAAGACCCCCGGCACGGGGGCGAATGGCATGGAGGTGGTGATCCAGCCCACCGCGGTCAGCGGTGCCCCGCCGGTCAACTTCGATCTCCTCGTCCGGTTCCCCGAAGACCCGACGCTCCCCGCGGTGAAGACCGTGGTCGAGCGGTACAACAACGTGTCCCTCGATAGCAACAGCGACCGCTACATCGAGACCGTGCTGGACGGCGATACCGACGAGCAGGCCGTCGCCAGCAGGTACGTGACGGTCGACACCGTTAAGTCGGGTGCCGAGGCCGAAGCGGGCACGTTCACGTTCAGTGGCGGCCACAACGGGATCGAGTACGACAGCACGACGGGCAACAACGGGTTGCTCGACAGCAACGGCGACATCGTTGCCACCGCGTACATCGGTACGTCCAGCGGCAACACCGCGACAGGCATGAAGGCCGTGCGTGACCCGGAGAAAGCCACGTACACGCTGTCGGCGGTCCCCGGCGTCAGCCACCGGCAGGTCGTCAACGAACTGATTGACCTCGCCGAGAGCCGGGGGGACCACCTTGCCATCCTTGATCTGCCGGAGGGCCTGACCACGACGCAGGCGATCCAATGGCACAACGGTACCGCGGCGGGCATCAGCGGCATCCAGCCGCCCCCGACGGTCAAGCTCGACACCGAGTTCGCGGCGGCGTACTGGCCGTGGGTTGAGGTCGAGAACCGTTACGACACCACCAACAAGACGGCTAAGATCACCCTGCCCCCGAGCGGTGATGTGCTCGGTGCTATCGCCGCGAGCGACCGTGCCGCGTCCCCGTGGTTCGCACCGGCGGGCCACACGCGGGGCCGCCTCGACGTACTCGGGTTGGAGTACAGCCCCGACGCGGACGAACAGGCGCAGTTGCTCCGCGACGGCAACGCCATCAACCCCATCGTGGACTTCGCAAGCGGGGGTCCGACGATTTGGGGCAACAGTACGCTCCTCCGCCGGTCGTCGATGCTCCAGCAGGTCCACGTGATCCGGCTGGTCATCTACGCCCGCCGCGTCCTCGCGACCTCGCTCCGGTTCGTCGTGTTCGAGCCGACCGACCCGGTGACCATGCGGCGGATCAAGCAGACGGTCAACCCCGTCCTCGAAACCATCGCGGGGCAACAGGGTTTGGCGGACTTCCGAGTCATCGTCGACGAGTCGATCAACCCGCCCGAGGTGCTGAATCAAAGGAAACTCAACGCCCAACTGCTGTTGAAGCCGTACAACGCGGTGGAGGAACTCAACACGACCTTCGCGATCTTCTCGCAAGGCGTGGGCTTCCCCGAGTCGATCTAACTGACCCACGATCAGGAGTCCTGACATGCCTTTGAGTGAAATTCTCGGTGCGACGCACTTGACCAACCCCGGAAACGAGCGGGGTAGGTACGAGCCGCAGCGCGGTAACAACGCCATCATCCGGTTCAACAATGTGCCAGGGAATAGCGATTCCCAGCGTGGCGACGCCGGACCGTTGGAACTCTCGCTCCAGACGCTCCCCGCCCCCAAGTCCTCGCACAACGTTGTTGAGCACCACTGGTTCAACGAGGTGCGGAAGTACGCGGGCAAGCGTACGTACGACGACCTGACCGTGGAGTACCGCAACTTCGTATCGCCTGACATCGCCGCGATCCTCCAGCGGTGGTACGGCCAATGCCAAGGCGTCGGGGGCGAGGATGTCGCTGCCGATCTGCTTCCGAACGGCGCAATCGGGTACGCATCCGATTACAAGAAGAACGGTGAGTCCGTCCTGTTCGGACCCGACGGCACCCGTCAGCGGGTCTTCGAAGTCCTCGGCGCTTGGATCAGCCAAGCGGACTTCGGCGATTTCGACATGAGCAACGATGATCTGGTCAACGTCAGCGTGACCATCACAATCGACAAGTATCGGTACCTCGGCGAACAGTAATCGTCGCAACCGCGGCGTTCGAGGCCGGACATGAACACCCTAACCCTACTACCGAGGGTCAGACATGAGCAACGTATTCGAGTGGCAGACCATCACGCTTCCATCCAAAGGCGTCTTGTACGGCGACAAACTCCCGGACGGCCAAGTCGATGTCCGGGAGTTTACTGTTGAGGAGTACGAGCGCCTCGCCTCGTCCAAGGGCAACATCAACGAACGCATCAGCAGGATCGTCAGCCAGTGTTCGAGGTTCCCGGAGGGGTTTTCCCCGTCGGAACTCCTGCTGACTGATCGGATGTCTCTGTTGATTAGCCAGCGCATCCTCACGCACGGGGCCGAGTACGAGGGCATCCCGTACACCTGCACGACGTGCGGGGCCTCCGACAAGACGTTCGCCAATCTGGCCCAAGACCTTGACGAGCGGACGCCCGACCGAATCGAGCACGACCTTCGGGAAAAGGGGGGCCAGTGGTCGGACTTCGTCTTTGAGGAACCGGTGAAGTACACGCTCCCCAAGTCGGGGCACGTGTTGTCTCTTCGATTCCTCCGAGTCGATGACGAGCGGTTGTTGTCGGAGAGGCAGAAGCGGACGGATGCTCGATCGGGCAACGACTCGGCCTCCCTCCGGTACCGGATGGCCCTGCGGACGCGGGCGATCGACGGGGAGGAAAAGCCGATCCTCGAACGCGAGGATTTCATGCGGAGTCTGTCGGGAAAGGACTTGATCTCCCTCCAGAACTTCCTCGACTTCATCGAGCCGGGCATTGACCTGTCTCTGTACCCCGAGTGCAACGCCTGTGGAGCGGTCAGTCAGGTTACCCTGCCCCTGACCGACGAGTTTTTTCGCCCAAGCGGTTTTTGACCTTGAGCGGCTGCGGGACAACAAGTTCTTCCTGATCTACCACGGGAAAGGGTTTGACCTAGGTTCGATTAACAAGATGGTGGCTAGCGAGTTCAGCTACCACACCAACAAGTTGGTCGAGCAACTCAAGGAGGAACGCAGATCGCGGGAACAAGCGGAGAGGCAAGCCAAGGCGAGAGCCAAGCGTCGGAAGTGAGGACAACATGGCGGCCAGTGACGACGCCATCAATTTCATCCTGCAAGCCGAGAACCGCCTGTCCCCTGTCCTCAAGACGGCGATGTCGGACTACGAGCGGTTCACGGAGAAGCTCGAAAAGTCCAATCGCAAGGCGTACGACGCCGCCTCCCGCGGACTATCCGCCGTAGGTCAACTCAGCAAGGGAATTGCGGAGCTTCCCGACAAACTCGCGTCGCAGTACGACGCTGCAATGAAGAAATTGAAGTCCAAGATCGAACCGATCACACAGGAGGTGGTGCTGAATATCACCGCCAAGGGTACAGGACCCGGCGGGAGCAAAGGACCGGCGGCGAAGATCGCGACGATGCTCCGAAACGCCTCCATTCGCCTGTCGGCCACGGCCCCGATCGAACGCAACCCCTTGTTCGATCACTCGCAGTCGATGCGGCAGAGTATGCGGGAGCAACCCCAGCCGCCTGACTACGGGGGGCGCATTCAAGGCATCCCCCGGTTCCAGAAAGGCGGCATGGTCGATGGCAACTCTGGTGAGGTTGACAAGGTGCTCGCCTACCTGACCCCCGGTGAGATGGTCTTGCCGAAGGAGGTTGTCCAGCGGTTCCGCGACTTGGAATTGACCAACGCGCCCAAGGCGATCAAGGAGAGTACGCGGGAAGTGCTCAACCTCGGCAACGCCCTGTCGCACGTCAAACAAGCCGCCGAACTCGGTTTGGACCCCGAGGCCCCCAAGCTGTACGAGGCGGGGCTGAAGCGTCTCCGGGAGCAGACCCAGGGGTTGTTTGAACAGGCGGGCAATCTCAGCGAACGGCAGCGCCGTAAGATGAACCCCATTCTCCGCGAGACGGGGGACATACTGTCCAACGTTGAGCAGGAAGCCGACGCGGCCGCGGAGTCGCTGGAAGGCATTGGCAAGGACGTGAAGTTTCTCGGCGTACTGGAGGCGTTGCGGGAGGTGCAGTCAGCGATTGGCGGGGTTATCAGCGCTGGTAAGGGCCTCGGTTCGGCGTTCGGTGTGGATGAAATGGGGAGCTTCCACGAGAACGCGCTGCGCCTGACGCGGTCATTGGCGATGTCTCGTAGGGAAGCCAAAAGGTTTGGGGAGGAGGCGCTGGACGAAGCGATTGACCGCTTGGGGGCATCTAAAGTCAATGCACAGACGTTCTCCCATGCCCTTGCGGAAGTTGCGGATTCCGGTGTTACGTCCAAAGAAGAATTGAAGAAGGCGTCGATGTCGGTCGCTATCCTCACGAGGGCTACCCAAGTGGGGACCGATGAGGTGGCGGGGCTTCGTCGGGAGATCGTGACGCTCGGAAGCATGAGCGAAGAACAGTTCCAAGCCATTTCGCTTTCCATGCGGGAAATGGCCGCTGTGACGGACGCCGCCCCCGGGGAGACGATGCGTAGCTTGCAGCAGGCGATGCAAGGGGGTCTCGGGGCCGTGCTCGAAACCGTGCGCGATCCCAAGGTCAAAGAGCAGATGCTCAACGCGTTCGTTCTGTCAGAGACAGCACTGGCGGATATCGGCGTCGATCAGGGTAGCCAGTTCATGCAGAACATGGTTGCGGCGATGACGGACGCGAACGTCGCAGCGCGCATGGCGGGTGTCACCGGCATGACGGGTGCCCAGATTCAGCGTGCGTTCATGGGGGGTGACCCGTCCCGGATATTCGAGCGTATCAGTGCGAGAATCCAGCGGTTCACTGCCACCGGGAATACGCAAGCGCTTCAGCAGCTAATGGAGGGCTTGCAGTTCGAAGGTGATCTGCGGACGTTCATAAAGCTAGGGACACAGGGGGATAAGCTGCAAGAGACCTTCGGACAACTTGTAGGAAAGATTCAGGGTGTGGAGGGGGCCACCGAAGCCATGATGAAAGCGCAGGACGGTAACCTGTCCACATGGCAGAAGATCAGCAATTTCGTTAGCTCGCACGCGATCAATGCTTTCGGCAGCGTGTACCGTACGATTACAGACGCGCTGAACCCGGCGGTCATCTCATCTACCTACTACCTCGGGCAAATGATGATGCCTGTCTTCCGTAAGTTCGGCCCGTTGTTGGGTGGGTTGACCAAGCGGTTCGTTCCCTTGATCGCAAAGCTGTTCGGATTCACCGCCGCGTCCACGACCGCCAACGTGTCCATGGCGACCACCGCCACCACTGCCAACGCGGCCCAGTTCTCGCTGGCGGGGTTCGGGGCGGGACTCAAGGCCGCGTTGCTCGGGATCGGTCAAGCCATCGTGGCGTTTGGACGGATGATCTTCTCGCCTTATGGCCTCGCCGGACTCGGCGCGCTCGCAGCCATCGTGTTGACCGTGGGGTTCTCGTTGCGGATGGCCGCCCCGGCGTTCGAGGCGTTCGCGTCCGTGGTCCGGACGTTGTTGGGGGCCGTGAAGGACATCGCGGTAGCGGCGATTGAGGGCGTAGTTACCGTGCTGGGGTCGCTGTTCAACATGGACTGGAAACAGATGCTCACCTCGATCCCGGCACTGTTGGGACTCGGGGCGGCGTTCCCCGTGTTCGGACTCGGTGTTCTGTCGATGTCCAGTACGCTGGCGATGGCCTCCCCCATGCTACTTGTGTTCGCGGGGGCGATGAAGCTGCTGAAGATCAGCGGTGCAGGCGGGGGCATTGGGGAGGCGCTAAGCGGGCTGGTGGACGCGTTCGCCATTGACCCCGACAAGGTGCGGCGGGCGACAGAGTCGCTGTTCATGGCGGGTAAGTTCCTATTGCAGTTCGCCGCCGTGTCGGGCATGGTGGCGGTGTTCGGGGGCATCAGCGCCGTCGTGGGTTTGGTAGAAAAGGCGGCGGGGTTCTTCCTCGGTCTGTTCGGTGGACAGTCCCCGATGGAGGCACTCGTTTCTCGGGGCGAGAAGATCGTGAGCATGATTACCGGGGTTGCCTCCGCATTTGCGGGACTCAACCGGGGGATGCTCACGCGGGCTACCGACCTGATGTGCGTGGCGTCGTCATTCATGGCCGAAGGGTTGATCCCACTCATGCAGACGGTGGACCGCGCGGCCGACGTGGCTGACGGGTTGTCTGGTGGCCTGTTCTCCGATTCCGCCATGTCCAAGCTGGCTAGGATCGGCCCGAAGTTGGCGCAAGCGATCGGCACGTCGGTCGCCAGTGCGGAGGCCATGCGGAACAAGTTGTCCTTACCGTCATCGTCGGATGTCAGGGAGGCGATATCAGTGGCGGTCGAGGGTACGGACGAGGAGGTCAGGGACGCGGTTATGCTGCTGCACAGGGACATGCAGGCGCTGCTCCAAGTGCTCGGGGCCAACCCCGGTGGCATGTCGTCCCGCGCTGTCGAGGGGCCGCAGAGTCGTCGGTTCAGCCGAGGGGAGATGTAGCCATGGCTTCCGGTGACGAAGGACTGCGAGACCTTATATCCATCCGGATCGACCCTAACTGGCCTCACCACGACCTTTGGACCAGGCAGGGATACCCGATCCGGCAGGCGTACCACTACCTCGAAAACTACGAATCCGGCATTGAGGAAAGCGCTGGCGTGAACTACGCCACCGTTGACACGGTCGGTCGCCCCGAGTCGTATCAGGTGTGGACCGGGGGAAGCAACCGTACCGTCCCTTTGACGTTTGTGTTTCGTGTGGAAGACCCGGGGCAATTCGTCCCCCAAGTATACGACCGGGCGATGTGGTTGGAGGCGCTCAAATACCCGATAGGGGAGCGGGGGGGTCCAATGTTTCCGCCCCCAACGGTGTACGTGTCCGTCGGTCAACTGCTGTTCATCCGAGCGATCGCAACCGAGGTGGGTATTCGGTGGCCGGGACCGTTCGATCCTGAAACACACCACTCGCACGTCGCGGAGGTGTCCGCGACGTTCACCGAGGTCAGCCGAAGCCCCCGTAACTTCATCGGCGTGGGCGGGCACCGGATGAGCCGACCTAACGCGACCGCGACATACTCGGGGTTCCCTGAAAACGGGGGGCTGGCGTGATGGCAAGCATCAGGATCACGAGGACATCTCGGTACAAAGACACGCCCGCGTTCGCGGGACCGGGAAGCCCGGTGTTCGGGGTGTTCATCCCTCCCGAGGAGTTTATCCCCCCGTTTTTTGATTACGTTACCCATGCTGTTCGGTCGCACGAGGTAGGGTTTTTAGACAGGATCGCGGTACGGTATTACGGCCCAGGGACCGAGATGTTGTGGTGGGGGATCGCCCAAGCGAACCGAATGATCGACCCTGAGCGGGAGATGTTCGTGGGGCAACACCTCGTGGTCCCCGTGAGGGCGGTCGCGGCATCCTTCATGGCGAGGTCAACGCGTGCCTGATAGTCACGACAGCGTCATTGTGGAGATCGAGGCCGTACGGGGGGACGGGGCGGTGTTACCTATACCGGCCCAGAAGTATTTTCAATCGTTGACCTTTACCACGTCGGTCGGCGGTGAGGGCGCGGCGGCGTCGGGTAGCATCAGCTTGTTCGACCGCGAGACGATCACGCTGGAAGCACAAATGCTCGCGTTTGGGGGCACGCGCAGCTTCCGTCTTCGGTGGTATTGGCATACCGATTTGGAGAGAGGGAAAAACGCCCCCTTCCGATCTCTCCAAGTTACTGGGTACGAACCCAACTACACGATTCAAGGGCTGGAACTCAAGTTTGACTTTGTCGGGCAAGGGCTTCACAGGCAGGGGGTGGACAAGCGACCGACCCCATCGTCATGGGCGGAAGGAACAGAACTGAGCAGGGTCATCCTTGACCTAGCCAAGTATTACGGGTGGTCCACTACGGACTCGCAGGGTCGCGATACCGTGGAACCCACGTCCACGAAACTTTCCGACCCCCTGTCGATCAACGATGAGGCCCCGGTCAAGTTCGTACGGGAGCGGGTCGTTCCGAGGGCTACTAACGAAAACGACGAGGGGCACTACTTCGCCGTGACCGAGACCTCGGACGGCCCTGTGGTGCATTTCCACAGCGAGGACTTCCTGTCGCGACAAGGGCGAGGCGTTGTCAAGGTCTACGTATATGGCCATGCGCACGACAGCGAGGTGATCTCGTTCGGCCCTAAGGACAACACGCTGTTTTCGTCGGTGTTGGGCGGGTACGGGAGTGATTACGAGAGCACGGACAGCGCGGGGGGCGGCCGCACGAAAGCCGAGGATACGACAGCGGACCGTCAGCGTACGAACGAACACGAGCGTAACATCCCCGACATCGACTCGGTTGAATCTAAGGGTGGCCGTGCCAATGACCCCCGACATATGAACCGGTGGGAGCGGCACTTTTACAACCAAGCGCAGGACAAGCCCGTACGAGGCAGCGAGGGGGACGTGGAGGCAGGAAAGAAGCCGGAGCGCGCCCGAGTACCGATTACTGCACGCGACCCTAAGGATTTTCAGGCGAAGGTAAAACACCACATTTCCCAGTTGCGGGAAAACATACTCACCGCTACGCTGGAGGTCCGAGGCACGCACGACGTGGCCGCGTTCGACCTCGTCCGCGTGACGTATATCCTTCCGGACGGGAGCACGCACTATATGTCGGGCGTGTACGCGGTCAGGCAGGTCGAGCATTCCGTCGGCACGGACGGGTGGACAACCAGCTTCACACTCCAGCGGCAGGGAGTGCCGGACGCCGGGGCCTCGGGTGAAGAGAGCGGCGGTACGCCGGAGAACAGGAACTTTTCTGATGGCCCCCGGCCCAGCGAGGACGACGGCATGGCGATCGAGGTGAAGGAGGGCGAATCGTGAATCTCTACCCTGGTGTTTACCGCGGCGTCGTGGAGGACGTAAACGACCCACAGAAGCGGGGACGGGTCCGCGTGCGGTGTTTCCATGTCCACCCCGACGCCGTTCCCGCTAAGCACCTTCCGTGGGCCGAGGTGGTGGCCTACGGGGGCGATGATTTCGGCGACGTTCCGTTCTACCAACCGGGGGACCGTGTCCTCGTGCTGTTTGAGGGCGGGGACAGGGAGTACCCGTTTGTTGCGGGCGGGTGGCTCACGTATGCAGCGGCCTCTGACAATTCCGACTTGCTTCCCGAGCAACAAGAGAGCTACCCGTCCGAGGGTATCCTTCGATGGATCAGGAAAGACCGGCAACGGAATCGCTTAGAGTTCCACGCGATCGAGGAGGCCCGCCGGGCGAAGATGGCATCGGGCGAAAGCTACGTCGAGTTGCAGGACGACGGAGAACAGGTCATCGTCCACTCGCCGGGGTTGGTCCAGACCGATTCGGCATCCCTCAGCATGTACGCGTCCAGCACCGCCGAGATGGGGGCGCAAAGCGTGCTGCTGGGCAGGGCTACTGGACTGGCTGGGGACGAGCTCACCGCGACGACCGTAAGCATGGTGGGACTGACGATTCAGGTCGGGGAGGACGGAACCGAGCAAGTCGGTGTCAACGGCGAGAATCTGGTCATTGCCGTAGGGGAGTTACAGGCAACCGTAAGCGGGCCGACGGACTTGACATTGTCGGACAGTGTGTCCATCTCATCGGGGGCGGTGGGCTGGTCTTCCGTGGCATTCGAGGTGGACGCCGCCAGCACACTGGCGCTCTCCGCCGCGACGGCAAGTGTGACCGCAACAACCTCGCTGACGATCGACGCCCCGGTGGTGGATATCACCGATAGGTTTTGGGTCCGCGTCGTGTCGAATGACGAGGGGGGAGCGTATACGGTACAACCCGTGGCTTCGCCCGGCGGCAGTGACGAGGGAAGCACGCGATCGGCGGTCGAGGCAAACGGGGAGGACACGGTTCGCGCGGGTACGTTCGCGAGGGCGTGGACGAACCCCGCCGGGGGCGTCGTTTTCCTTTACGAGCGGGGGGGTCTGGTGGAATCCGACCCGTTGGACGGCCACCCCGGCCCCCTTGTGGACATCGGCCCGGAGGGCAACTCTGGTAAACTGCGGGGCGATGAGACGTGGACCATTGTTGAAGTCGGGGGGGAACAAACGGTACGGCACGCGGTAGTCAGGCACGGTGGTCCGGGACGGGAAATTTACCCGTACGGCAATACGCTGGGCATCAACCCCGAAAATGACCGGTTTGATCCTGTCTACCGGCCGATCGCCTCCGTGAGCGTCAACCCCGACCCCTTCGGCGCGTCGCTGTCGATCGTGCAGAACTTGGGACTGCACGATTTCCACGGTCACCACGTGCGGGAGTTTGCCGAACAGGTGCCGCTGGAAGCGGAAGGGCTCGGGTCTCTCCGCCACGCGAAAATCGTGGAGGTGGCCGATACCCAAGGTAACGAGTGGTCGAGGACTTCGGGGCTGGGGCTTGGTAACCTTAGTAGCACGTACAATTCCATGCTTCCCCCGGTTGCGCTATGTGTCTTGACAGACGCGGGCGGCGATACGCTTGAACCCGAAACCTACGTTCAGGTGGTTCTGAACACCGATATTCAACGGGTCACAGCGGCGGGCATGTACCCGTTCCTCGGGCAACGGGTCATCTACGCGCCGTCTGACGGGGATGAAGTGCTCCCGATTTCGTCGGTGCCATGGACGATCATTGACCCGGAGAACCCGCTAGTTCTTCACGGGTACCGTGTGTGGCCCCCGAACCGTTCCCCGATTCAATGGGCGAAGAACCTGACCGGGACAACAAAGGTATTCACGGCGACAAGGAATGAGTATACGACCCTAGAGGATGAGGGCGTATTCCCGAAGTATGGGGCGTATCGTTTTTGGTCCGACTCCACCGGGAGGGTTATCAAGAACCCCGTGACTGGGGAAACGCTGGGCGTTGACACCGAGGAAGGTACCGGCTTGGTGGTCGTGTTGAACGAAGACCCCCTGGCTAGGACCGGCGTGGTAGCCCCTGATCTGGTGGGTTTCGTGTGGGAATCCTCCGACCTGCCTAATGGTGAGGGCATTAACGGGTACCGTGTCTGGCCTCCGAACGACCGGTTACGCTTCGGCGTGTTCAAGTTGATTCCGTGCCCGAACAATACGGACACCGACATTCTATTCACGACGCTCACGACATTCAGTCAGTGGGTCAATCGTGTGGTGAAGTTGACAGGCATGGAGAACTCTGGTTGCTGGACTGTGACAGAAGCGGCTCTCTCCGACGCGACTCAACCCCCGTCAAATGGCCTCTACCCGCAAGAGGTCTTGGATGACTGCTGCGAGTGCTCCAAAGTCAAAGACGTGGTGTTGGAGCGGTGTTCAGACCAACAGGTATCCACCATCACGGTCGAGGACACGACCGGGTCCTTTTTGGCGGTGGGGGATATAATCCGAATCGACGACGTGTGCTACGAGATCACGTCGCTCGAAGAATGCTCGTTGGAGACGGCGTCTTACACCATAGACAACGGAGACGTGTTCAGTACGTGCTCGCAGTGCGATGGCGAAACTTACCTGATGACCGACTGCGAAAACGCGGACGTGACGGAAAACGCAAAGATCACGAACGTCGCTGTTGGGGATGTCATACAGTACCTCAATACCTGCTGGGAGTTGTCGGCGCAACCGGAGCAGGGGGACGAGATTATCATTCACGACCCCGCCGTGCTTAACGACTGTGAGGAGTGCTTGGATTCCGGGGGTTGGTGCTTAAGTTGCCCCGATGACGTTGTGGTCGCGCGGTACCTGTACACCGTTGAAGACCCCGCGTCCACCGAGGAGGAGGCGGTGATAAAAGCGATCGAAAAAGCCAACGAGGTGTGCGGCGACCGGGGGATCAAGATGTGCAACTGCAAAACGTGGCTGGACGAAGGGGACAACTGGAACGCGGCGATATGCTACACGTGCTGTTGTGATGAGGGGGAGGCCAGACATGAAACCGTGGACTTCAGCAGCAGCGAGGCGTTGACGCTTGACGCCGATACCTGCGAGATCGTCGCGGTTACCGAGTACGAGTGCCGCAAGTCAGCCAACGACTGTCCGAACAGTTCGGAGGACTGTCTGTGATGGCCCCGGTCCGCCGGTATCCTGTTGACCCCGCTAACTCCTGCGGGTGCTGTGGTGGAGGCGCCCCGTCCACCTGCCCATGCACCGGCGCGGGTTGGGACGACCTCGTGGACGGGACAACTTGTACCTGCAACGGGCTGTATCAGGAGTATGAAGTCACATTCGACCTCGAATACGAAGAGTACGCTAACTCAGATTGCACCGGGGCTTTGGTGTCTTCTTGCGGTCCAACTAACTTTGAAATTAGGGTTACGGCAAAAAAAGATAGCCCGTGTGACTGGGATCCGGTTGAGGCGCTACCCGTCCTCTGTCCTGGAGTATTCGGTGTTGGGGCCGACTTAGTGCTGGATACGGTTACGGGGGAATGGTCCTTCAGCGTTCTGGTTGGTCGTTTTACTCCAGCCATTAGCGGCAATACGGCAATCGCGACACGGAATAACGCCCTACCGCACGGTGCGTACTCAAGTGAGGGATGGAACTGCGCCGGCGATAATTTTAGGGTGAGAATTACGAATGTACAGGTAGAGCCGATATTGTGTGACCTGGACTGCCCGTGCGTTGGCGATGCTTGGGATGACTTAGTGAACGGCACGACCTGCCCCTGCAATGGGTTGGTTCGTGAGTACGACGTGACTTTCACCGTCGAGGCGAGGGACGCGGGCACCCAGGCCGCCGTCGGTTCAGAGACGTTTACGTTTCGATTGCCCGCGTTATCAAGCACGGAGTGCGTGTGGCAGAAAAGTGACGACAGTTTTGTGCATAAAGTTGCGGATGTGACGTGTGGCGGCGGCGGGTCCGGCTCGCTTTACACCAATCCGTCGTGGAAGATTCGTCTGCTGAACAACCCTGCCCGGTGGGAGTTCGATTCCACACTTGCCAGCACCTGTGGTGCTGATGCAGGTGGTAGTGATGCGGTGAAGAGCACCGGAAATACACCAGTCGGTAATTATGATGATGGTCCGTGGGTCTTGGTTGGAAACGGCGAACACGAAATGCGCCATGTCAATGTTTCCGTCGAGGAGGTATCCTGTCCATGAGACTCAACCAGGGTGCTGTCATCGACCGCACCGCGAAATGACAACGAAAGGAGAATCCGATGCCCACACGACGTTACGCACCCGTAGCGCAGACCACGACTCAACGGGGGTTGAGCCCCGACGTAGCAGAGGCGTTGGCCCTTGCACGAAAAAACCGGGGGGTCAGCAATGCCCCGACGACGCGCCGCGTCCCTGTTGAACCCGTTGGCAGTCACCTGCACGACATCATCGAGGAGCGGTACAAGGCCAAGCCGAACCACTCGTGTACTTGTGAGGACTTGATTCTCCAGATGGACCGTAGGGGCGTTGCATGGTGTGACGAACACCGGGAGGAGATCGTCGCGCACCTCGCGAACCAGACCGATCAGTTGTCCCCGGCCCTGCGGTACGTCCTGCGCCTGCCGGGCGGTCGCAGGATGTCCAAGTGGGAGTCGGGGCGTATGCTGGACCAAGCTATTAAACGAACGACGGACGGGAAGATTCCTAAGCGGTACCAACAAGTCGATGCGCCCCCATCCGATAAGGTACAATAGCCGGTATGCCCGTTGACCCAGCACAGATTGCCAACGCGCCAAGGGGCCTGGGGCTTCCTCTCCGCCGCATTCCCGGCGGGTACTTCCGCGGCAAAGACCCGCTGGAGACCGCGTGGGGCGACCTGATGATTGCCCTGTTCTCCCCTATTGGTTCCCGGCCTTTCCAGCGGGGGTTTGGCAGCGGGCTTCGTGACCTGTTGTTCGAGCCGAACACCCCCCAAGTCAGTGCCGAGGTTTCGCAGGTCGTGATGGAGGCGGCGGCCCGATGGACGCCCCATGTCCGTGTTGACTTCGTGAACGTTCAAGCCGAGGACGACGGGGTCTCGGTGGTGATCGGGTTCGGACTGGCTTCGGACGCGTCGGTGGGTCAACGGAAGGTGCTGGTGCGGGCGAATGGCCCGTATGACGTGGTGAGAGTAGCGTGATGCCCACACCGCCCCCCATCAGATACACCGGGCGTGACTTTTCGACGCTGCGCGAGGAGCTTGAGAACTACGTCAAGCTCACCCGGCCCGACCTGTGGTCTGACTTCCACCAGAGCAACCTCGGACAGACCCTCCTTGAACTGGTGGCGGGCACGGGGGACATGCTCGCCTACGGGGAGGACGCGGTGCTCAGCGAGGCGTACCTGTCCA